CGTAGGCGTAGACGCCCGCCTCGGTCAGATCCACGGAGCTATAGGTTTCTATATCCACGCCCATAACTCGGTGCATCTGTATGTCCTCCTTAGAAGTCCTCGTCGTCCTCGAAGTCGTCGCCGAAGTCGGACTCGGCGGAAGCACGGGCAGCGCCCAGGCGGTCGTCGTCCTTCAGCTTCTGGATGTTATTCAGGCCGACACCGATGCCCTTGTTGCCGTTGGTGTTGAAGGGGAAGAAGTTGATGGAGGCGCGGCCCCAGCAGCCGGAGTAGACCTCGTCGGGGTCCAGGATCTCGTTCAGATCCTTGTCCACGATGCCGGGCTTCTGGTTGCTGTTGCAGTTGAGGAAGTACATACCCTCGTACTCAGGAGCCTCGTCAGCGCGCTCGGCGTCGCCGTCGCGCAGGGGCAGCTTCAGGTTGCCGGGCTTCTTGCCGCCCCACTTGGAGGCGATGCCGTCCTGGACGGCCGCGTCGATGGCTGCGCGGATCTTCTTGATGGTGGCCTTGTCCTCCTTGGGGATCAGCAGGCAGATGCTGTACTTGGCGTCCTGACCGGCCTGGAAGGCGCGGCTCTTGAAGATGTTCACATAGCTGAAGCGAACTTTTCCGGTGATGATTTTGGTGTTAGACATTTTTATTTTCCTCCTTGATTTTAGAACGACGCGATCTCGTCGTCGGTGTTTGTGAAGTCGGCCTTCGCCGCTTCTGTCGTGTTGATGGCTTCGCGTTTATCAGACTCCGGCACGAGGACCGGCTTGCCTGCGGGTTTGATCAGCAGGTCGCCCAGGGTGGCGGCCAGCTTCTTCTTGCCGACGAGTTTCTCCATCTCGGTGATGCCGTTGAGCTTGCGCTGGTAGAGCATCGCCTCGTCGAAGCCGGCAGCCATCAGCGTGCTGGCCACCTTGGTCTCGTCTGCGTACTTGCGGATGCTGCGGCCCTCGACCAGCTTCCAGCCCTCGAAGTGCTTGCCGGCCAGAGCCTGCTCCAGTGCGTACTGGTTGACCTCCTCGGCCCACTTCTGAAGGTGGTCGGCCTTGGCCAGCACCTCGCCAATCTCCTCGTCAGAGAGCAGCGGAGGCTTCTGGAACTCCATGCGGGCCAGCTCCAGGTTGAACTCGGCACGCTTGCGGCAGCGGGTCTTGGCAGGGCAGAAGCGGCACCAGTCGCCGGCTGCCATGTAGTCGGTGCCCTCCATGGCCATGATGGCGCGGGGCGCGACTTCCTCCTCGCCCCAGAGCAGCAGTTCCTTCAGGATCACGACCTCGCTGTCGACGTGATCGAGGCGGGGCTGGATGACTGTGGTCTTCACGGTGTCGAAGTCGTAGACGCTGCCAAACAGGACGGCGGCGCCCAGACCGTAGAGGCGGAGCTGGGGGTTGTTCTTGGCCTCGACCTTGATGCCTTTGCCATACTTCAGGTCGATGACCTGGATCTGGGTGTTGCTGACGATGACCACGTCAGAGGTGCCGAAGCCCTCCGGGATCCACTGCTCCAGGCTGAGCTGCTGCTCGATCATCAGCTCGGCGCCTTCGTCGGCAGCGGCGAACTCCTCCAGGACAGCGTCCACATAGAAGTCGGTGGCCTCGTCCATCTCGGCGTTGTAGTAGTCACTCTGCTGGATCTTTGCCAGCTGTTTCTTGTACTGGCCCGTGGTCAGCTCCTTCAGCGCGTGCCTGAGCTTCAGCTCGGCCAGGCTGTGGGCCAGGGTGCCCTCGTCGGCGTAGCTGCTGGTGCCGGGATCCGGACACTGGTCAGACAGTGCGACGGATCCGGGGCAGTTGATCCAGCGATGCGCGGCCGATGCAGAGCAGCGGGCGTGTTTAGTCGGCATTGGTTTCCTCCTTTGCGTGGTCCATGACCTTCGGCAGATCGGCGAGGTTCACTTCGGTGAGCTTGTTCTTGCCGGTCAGCTCTTTGATCAGTTCGGCGGCGCGGTTGTAGCCGCATTTCTTATTGAGAGCGGCGAGCTGCTTGCGGACAACGATGCGGAAGTCTTCCGTCACCTTTGCGGGCTGCTCAGGCTCCGGATCGGGGTCAGGAGCGGCCTCATTTTCCGCAGGAGCGGCTTCCTGGGTCTTGGTGGTGTCATTCTTAGGCTGAGGAGCTTCGGCGTCCTCCTGGGCGTTCTGGGCCGCCTCCTGGGGGTCTCCCTGGGCGAGCTCAGGCTCTGCGGTGGTCTCAGGCTCTGCCTGAGCGGGTGCTGCGGCGAGGGAAGGGGATACGATGCCCATGTACTCCTTGAACTCGTCCAGACTTTCAAATTCGACTTTGATCTTCATGCGTTGAAATCCTCCTTAGCTGTGATATAATTGGGGTGTGTTCTTCTGGGGCTCCGGGGCTTTGTCCTCGGGGCCTCATTCTTTTTGTGCAGCCATAAGCACCACCTCCTCCACTTCATGATCTGCCAGCAGCTCGGCCATGTCCATGACACTCGCCGCGTACCAGCTCAGCTCGCCTCCGGCCAGATAGCCGTCCAGGCGTCCGTCGCCGTTGTAGTACATCAGGACCGCGCCCAGATCGTTGTCATAGATCCGGAACAGTTCGGCCAGGAAGTCAGCGGCGACCATCATGTTCGGACCGGCTTCCCACATCTCGGCCTCGGTAACGCCCAGCCGCTCCATGCGGTCGGCGTGCCAGTAGAGGGAGACCTGCATCAGACCGGTGCAGTCGCCATTCACGGCGTCAGTCTGGAAGCGGCTCTCGTGCCAGGCGATGGCCTCCAACAGCTCCGGAGATATGCCGTAGATCTCGCCGGCGGCCCTGGCGGCTTCCTCCACCTCGTCCGGGATCCCTGGGTCGTTGTAGGGCTCCGGCTCTTTGGTGAGCTCCTGGAGTTCGTAGGAGACCACGGGAGGGGGCTCCACCGGCGTCACCGTGGCCACAACGTCCAGAGGTGCGGTTACACTATGCCAGTGAGCCAGACCAGCCAGTGAGCCGATCAGGACGCCCAGCAGCAGGCTGAGCAGGTTGGCCGGCCATGTCCGGCGACGTCTGCGTCTTTTCATTCTTCTTTACCTCCATATCTCTCAGGATCGCTCGGTAGGCCGAGCGGGCCAGCATTGTCAGGTCGATGTTCTCCATGGCTGGCCCTCCTCACTGTGGTGTCCAGCGCTCGCCCTGGCAGATGAAGTAATCGTCGGCCGGGGTGTAGTCCTCCAGGATCAGAGCGCAGGGGCTGCCATCATGGCCGCAGCAGGCGTCGCAGATGTGGTCGCCCTCTCCGATGGGCTGCATATTGCCGCAGGTCTCGCAGCACTTGTAGCGCTTGTCCTGCTGGGGCTGGGGTCTCTTTTTCTTCATGGTGTTGTCCTCCTTTGTAGAAAAATTTTCTACCTTTAGATTAAAAAAATTAGACGACGCTCCTCGTCAGTCAATCGCAGCAGCTCGCAGAGCACTCGGATCTCACTGGGCAGGAACTCGGTCTCGCCCTTGATCTTGTCGCTCAGAGCCTGGCGGGACCGGCCCAGCTTTTCAGCGATGAAGCCCATCTTCAGGCCGCTGTCCTTGATCTTCTTCTGGAGCAGTTCGGTGTTTACTTTCATGTGGATCTCCTTCCTTGTGTTAATTCTCCGGGTCATGGATCTGGATGTTGAGCTTGCGGCCCAGCCAGTCCAGTCCGTCTCTGGTCGTCCAGAAATAGACGGTTTGCTTCCCGGGCCTGCCACTCTCGACGAGGCCTCTGCGCTCCAGCGCTCGCAGCGCTTCGTAGTCAGGGCCGGACAGTGCCGCGCAGAAGTAGCTGCGGTAGGGCTTGTAGTAGCGGCGGCCGTGCCGGACATAGGGGCGCTTATTGTTCAGGCCGATCATGTGGGCCATGATCTGCACCTCTCTGGAGTAGTTCTGCAGCGGGACGATCTTCTTCATGGCTGCCTCCTTAGTGTTGGGCCTTCTGGGCCTTGATCCTCAGCTTCACCCAGAGCTTCATGGTGTCCCTGGCCAGATACCAGGAGCCGCACACGGCGATGAAGTGATCGAGGTAGGTGTGGATCACTTCGCCCTCGATGACGTACTTGGCGCCGATCCAGCAGAGCTCGAAGGCGATCAGCGTGCAGATCAGGCAGACGAGGTAGTTGAGGTAGAACGTGAAACGGGTCATTGTGGTGTGTCCTCCTTGTTTTCTAAAATCCGTTCCAGATCTGCCGGCCGCAGTATTCAAAACACTCGGCGTCGTTGCAGTCTTCCGGGGTCAGTTCTTCGATGCGCTTCCGGCTCCGGGATATGAACAGATCGGAGTCCATCGGCGGCTTCGGGTTTTTGTCTCGCAGCAGGTGATCGACTTCCACCAGTCGGGCGTACTCTGCCGGCTCGTTCTCTTTCAGATGCTGGAAAAAGTAGTTTTTGTGGTAGGGGCAGAAGGTGCAGGCTGACGCCTTTGTCTCCAGCCCCCAGACGTCCTTGATGTAGGCGAAGGACTCGGCGCGGGTCCAGCCCAGATCCACCAGCGGGAAGCGGTTGATGAACATCGGGTTGGGGCTTTCCTTGCACCGGCGCCGCTCCTCGAAGGAGAAGCCCATGTGCATCTCGTGGGCCTTCTGATCAGCCGGCCGAAGCCGCTGGCCCTTCCGGTAGCCCAGGAGCTCCCAGCGGACATACTTGGAGATGACCTCGACCTTGTAGTCGATGGTGCAGTTCCTGGGCATTTTGCTCTTGTGGCCGTCGTCCTTGATGGTCCACCAGGGGATGCTGATCGTCCGGCGCTCCCCGAAGTTCTTCATAAAATCAGCATAGAGGGGCGACTCCAGGATCTTGAAGTGGATCCCGGCGCTCTCGCAGGCTCGTCGGATGAAGTGCACCTGAGACATCACCCAGGGCGGCTCCATACCGAGGTCGCAGAAGATCACGGCGTCGTAGATGGGGACGCGCGGGTGGACTGTGCCGTGGCCGTGGGCGAGGGCGAGCGCGTTCTCGCAGCTCATTAGGGCGAGAGCTGTGGATTGCATCCCGGCTCCGCAGGACAGGATCTTCATGGTCTCAGCCCTCCCTGGATGCTGCCAGATAGTCGCACCACTCTCGGAACGCCCGCAGGATGGGGTTGGTGTTTCCCTGGTCAGCCCAGCCGGCGAAGCCGATCCAGCCGTCAGCATTGAAGCTGATACACTCCCGGCGCTCGAAGTAGTGGCTGTTGACGTAGAGGAAGCAGCTGATCAGAGTGCCGTTGGTCTTCCGCTTGAGGTCGATCCGGCGGCTCAGGTACATGGAGCCCATCGAGGTCTCGCAGTCTGCGTTGGCCTTCTTGATGTGCTTGTTCAGCAGCATGACCAGGGTGAGGATGTCGCCCTCGGTCACGTTGTCATAGGTGAGGCCCTTGCCGGCGAAGTAGTCCCGGGCCTCGTTATTGGTGCAGACGGGGAGGATCCCCGTCTTTCTCATATAGGCGCCCATCTTTAGCCCTCCCTGGTCATATAGTCGTAGAGTTTAGCCTTCAGACGGATGACCTCAGCCTCGGCAGCCTCAGCTCTACGCTGGGCCTCTCCGGCACGGCTGGCCATCTCGCCGATGGACTCGTAGCCGCGCTTGCTGTCTTCCAGCAGTTCCTGGATGCGGGCCTTCAGCTTGGCGATCTCGGCGTCCTTTTCCTCGGCGACCGCATGAGCAGCGGCATGGGCGGCCTCGTAGTCCTTCTCGGCCTCGGCCAGCTTGTCTACCAGTCGGTTATAGCCCAGCTCGGCCTCGATGCGCTTCTCCTCAGCTTCCTCGGCACGCTTCTCAGCACGGCGGGCGCGGTCGGCCATGGAGCAGGCCCAGTCGTTGTTGATGTTCTCGGCGGCCAGATCGAAGCAGCCCTCGAAGGTGGTGGCCAGGTAGGAGTCCGGGCCCAGCTGCTCGACTATCTTGCGGATCTTGTCGAGAGCCTCGCGTTCCTGCTGCTTGGTGGCGGGTGCATCAGTGCGGATCAGCTCGACGCTGATGATGGTGCCGGTGCCGTGGCGGTAGCAGTCGTTGAAGTCCTTGCGGGCTCGCTGTTCGGTAGGAGCGGTGAAGTGGTCGGCGCCCTGGGTGCCGTTCTCTCTGGTAAAGGTGATTTTATAGGTGTTCATTGTGTGCCCTCCTGTCGGTGGTGTGTTCTTCTGGAAAAGTAGAAAATTATTCTACCATCAACAAGATAGCATGGGCGTAGAATAATGTCAAGATATTTTTACAAAAATAGTAGAAAAATTTTACACCGTATGATAGAATGACCTCGGAGGAGGTGCTTCATTATGTACGAACTCGGTGATTTAATTAAACGGAAGCGCGAAGAACTCGGACTGAGCCAGGAGGAGCTGGCCCGGATCCTTGGATATAAACATAAAAGCAGCATTAACAAGATTGAGCTGGGCCTTGCCGACGTCCCCAGGACGAAGGTGCCGGCCTTTGCGAAGGCGCTGGGCATGACTCCGGTGGAGTTCTCCGGCTGGACAGAGAAGCGCGTCGAGAGCAGCTTCAGCTATTGCCTGGAGCAGCAGATGGCGCTCCTGGGTTATAACCTCATTTATAGCGCCGACGGCGATGTCATTCTGACCCATGGCGGCGCTGAGTACGAGGTGACAGAGCAGGACGTGAAGGAGCTGGAGACCCGTGTCGCTCTGTATATTGACTTTATGCTGGGCGATCTGGCGAAGAAGGCCCGGAAGATCGGAGGCTGATGCGTATGTTTGGACATGGTAAAAAGAAAGCGGCCGCCGAGATGATGGCGCCGCAGTGGATGAAGATACTGGTCGAGAGCCGGGACATCGTAAACAGGACGACGGATCCGGATGTCTTTTTCTCTCGATATGATACCGTTAAGGAGACGGCCGAAAAGCTGGCCAGCATCTCGAAGTATGTGAAATTTAAGGGAACGAAGCCGCCCGAAGTGCTGCGGATGGCTGTGGATCAGGAGCAGGCCGCCGTCCGGGATCTGATCGTTCGCTGCTTCCAGAAGGCCCAGCTGAACGCCGAGAAGCTGAAGACAGAGAAGGGAAAGCTCGGCCAGTTTGAGAAGTTCCAGAGCTCTCTGGAGGTGTACTTCTTCCGGATGTCTGGCGAGAACGCCCAGCTGGTCCAGGATCTACACGATGAAGCACTGAAGCAGATCGGAGGGTGAGCCTATGCGTGGCGTTATTTATGCCAGATACTCACCGGGCCCACGCCAGACGGAGCAGTCCATCGAGGGCCAGGTGGCTGATTGTAAATATTATGCAGAGGAGAACGGGATCGACATCATCGAGGTGTATGCCGACCGGAAGGTCTCCGGCAAGAGTGTCGTCGGCCGTGACGAGTTCCAGCGGATGCTGCGGGACGCGGAGCGCGGTCTGTTTGACTGCGTCCTGGTGTGGAAGATCGACCGCTTCGGCCGGGATCGCCAGGACATCGCCCTGGGTAAATTGACCCTGAAGCGTGCCGGCGTCAAGCTGATGTACGCGAAGGAAAGCGTCCCGGAGGGCCCGGAGGGGATCATCCTGGAGAGCGTGCTGGAGGGTCTGGCCGAGTATTACTCCGCCGATCTCCGACAGAAGGTCATCCGAGGCATGAAGGAGACAGCGAAGAAGGGACAGTATTGCGGCCAGCCGCTCCCCATAGGCTACAAAGTAGACGCCGACCGTCATGTAGTCATCGACGAAGAACGGGCCGCCCTGGTCCGCCAGGCGTTCCAGATGCACATCGCAGGCGCCACGATGAAGGATCTGATGGAGCATTTCCGGAGCCATGGGGTCGTTGGCCAGCGTGGCCGGCCGATCTCTCATAATGTCATATACCGGATGTTGCGAAACAGGAAGTACCTGGGCGAGTTTGAGGTCCAGGGTATCCGGCTGCCGGTGGAGCCGATTATTGACGAGGCCACCTTCCAGGAGGCCGCGCAACACTTCAAGACGAGCCGCAACAATGCAGCAGGGAGGGCGAAGGTGGACTATTTGCTGAGCTGTAAATGCTTCTGCGGGTACTGCGGCGCCATGCTAAACGCAGAGGCCGGCACCAGTAAAACTGGGAAGGTGTACCACTATTACAAGTGCGGAGACAAGAAGCGCGGGAAGAAGTGCGAGATGAAGGCGATCCCCCAGGACCGTCTGGAGGACGCTGTGATCCTGGCCACGGTCCACGATATGCTGACCGATGACATGATCGACAAGCTGGCCGTCCGCGTCCTGGAGGTCCAGGAGCAGGAGCTGGCCGACGACCCGGTCGCTGCTCTCCGCCGCCGTCTGGACTCCGTCAGGAAGCGCCAGAGGAACTTGCTGGACGCCATCGAGGAAGGCGGGGCCCGGGGCCTGGTCTCTCGTCTGAGCGCCTTGGAGGACGAGGAGGAGGCTCTCGTGATAGAGATCGAGCGGGCAGAAATAAAAAGGCCTCGACTCACTCGTGAAGTGGTCGAGGCCTGGCTGCGCTCTTTCCGGGATGGTGACGTCACCGATGACGACTTCCGGGCGAGGCTGATCGACACGTTCGTGGCCAGGATCGAAGTCCGGAACGACGTGGCGCTGATTTTTTACAATATAAGAGAAAAAGGACCGCACTCGAAAGTTCGAGTACGGTCCGAATGGTGGATTCCACGCAGTGGTACTCGAACTCCGGAGATCTTCGTGCTGCGGGACTATATCGTTCTAAAAATTGCAGTATAAAGCAAAAGAGCCCCGGCACCTGCCGGGGCTCTCGCTTATTCCATATACACGCCGGCCGCAGTGATCGCGCAGCCGGCAGCGCCGACGCTAATGATCAGGAGCGCAGCGGCTCCGATCAGCGCCATCATGCCACGCCCAGGATCTTCTCGACCCTGTTCAGGATGTCCTCGGGATCCAGGCCGGAGCCCTTCACCTTGCCGGCGATCTCCTCGGCCAGCACGTCTGCGGGATCCGGGTCGGGAGGCTTTGCTGCTACGCCCAGGATGGTGCAGTAGTTCGGGTTCTCCAGATAGATCCAGCCGGCGCCGCTTTTTAGCTTGCCCCAGCCGTCCTGCACCTCGGTGATGGTGAAGACGCCCTTGCCGGTCTGACCCTTGACTGCGTAGCTCATGCCGGGGCCCTTGCGGTAGTTCAGATCCGGAACGATGACGCGGACAGTGAAGGGCGTCTCAGGGAAGCCCTGGACGGCCTCCGGAGCCGCTTCCGGAGCCTGGGTAGTGCCGGAGCCCAGGATCGCATTGACGGCCGCAGCGATGGCGCCGTGGCGCTCGTAGAGATACTGGCCCGGGCAGGCCTTGTTGGCGTAGTCGCGGTGGACGGTCATGTTGCAGCCGTTGACGTGGTTCACGCGGTCGGCCTTGTTGGTAGACCAGACCAGCTGTTTGATGCCGTTGCGCTGGCAGATGTCGGCCACCAGCTTGATCAGGGCGCTGTACGCTGCATCGGTGACAGCGTAGGGGTGCTCGGTGTCGCTGGCGACTTCGATGGTGATGGCGCGGTTGTCGTTCTCACGGCTGGAAGTGCACCAGGAGCGATCCTTCTCGTCGACGGACAGGCCGATGCTGCCGTCTTTGCCGACGATGTAATTGGCGCTGCACTCTCTATCAGTGGTGGCAAAATAGTCGCAGCCCTGCTTGGCCGTCCACTGGCCCACGATGCAGTGGATCGTGATGGTGTCGATGGCGTGATTGCGAGGGCTGGTCTTGTTCTTGGTGATGTTGGTATAAGTCACCAGAGGGCTGTTGCTCATGGTGCTGACCTCCTTCTCTGTGGTGTAGGCGTCGTAGAAGGCCTGGCCATAGCTGGCCCGCTTAGTCTTGACGGCGCCGCTCATGTCGGCCGGGCGCTCGTACTTGGTCAGCACGATGTCCGACGCTTCTTTTACGGTCCGGGCTGTTCGGAGCACCTGGAACACGGCGACGTAGCCCTTCAGCTCCTGGTACATGAAGTCGAGCTGCATGATCAGGTCGCCGATGGACGCGCCGGTCTTCTTCGCGTAGTTGAGCATGGCCTCCTTGCGGCTCCAGTATGTCCACTGTGCGAGGCCGTAGCCAGCCCCGTCTCGGACGAAGTTGGCGTAGGCGCCGGAGTCCACGGCCGCCGTGTAGCTGGCGTCCGTGAAGCCCAGGCGCTTCTCGTAGGTGTTCTGGAGGTTCTGCGGATTGAGCCCGCTCTCGGCGTATAGGTTGCCCATGAGCCCCGCCACACCGGCGGGGCTCATTCCTTTGACGATGAAGTAGTTCCAGATGGTCTTCTCAGTGGAGGACCCTGTCACCTTCACGGCTTACTCTCCGGCAGCGCCGGAGCCCTCGCCGGAAGCGTTGCCGGCGTCTGCCAGGCCTTCGCCGATGACGTAGCCGATGACAGTCGCGCCGGCCATGATCAGGCCAGTGACCTGAGTGGCAGTCGCTTCAGCGCCGCCCAGGGCGACGATAAGCATGGAGACGAAAGAAGCCACACTGAGCCAGAACTTGCGGCTCGTGAGCTTGCGGATCCAGTCGATCTTTTTCATGGGTTTATTCCTCCTTGTTTTTGTGCAGCGGAAGGCGTTCCACCTCCGCCATGACTTTCTTGGCCGTACCATTCCCGCCGAGCGCCAGATAGGGCTCGTAGAGATAGTCGTGCAGGTTTTCGTATTCGTCCTGAGTGATGTAGCCCCGCTCGATGTAGCAGCTTCCCAGGTAAACGATCCGATCATGGCCGAGGCCGAGCAGCATCGCGCTCTGGCGCTTGGTGGCCTCGTCGCGCTGCTTGTCCTCCTCGGTCTGGCCGTCTTTTTTCTTATCACGGCGCTGGAGCAGGTAGAGGATGATGGAGCATCCTCCGGACCCGGTCAGACCTGCGATCAGCGCGATGATAATGCTGGAAACTTCTGGCGACATCGACGCGCTCCTCCTTTACTTAGTGAGAAGCGACGCCATAGTCCTCCATGGGCTCGCCGTTCTCGTCCAGGCCGAGGGCGTTGAGGTCTGCGATCACGGCCTCCCTGAACTTGGCGGGCACCTGGTCAATGGTTCTGCGTCCTGCGATGATTAAAGCGACATACAAATCTACCATGTTGTACCTCCATAAAATTCGTAAAATAAAGTTGATGATCATGGCTTATTCCCCGAGGGGATCGCCATTAGTGTCGAAGCCGAGCGCCTTCAGACGCTCGACCACTTCCGACTTCATGCCTGCTGGCACGGAGTCAATGGTGCGTCGTTTGTTGATGATCAGCCTGGTGTAGAGCTCTACCATGACGTCCTCCTTTCTACGCCAGCGAAGCGATCAGATCGTAGAGATCCGCGAGGGCCTCCATGATGATCAGCTGGCTGTCGTCGGTTGCGGTCGTTTGCAGTTTCTCCATGATCTGCTGCTGACCGGCGTTTTCCGTCTCTGCCTTGTACTGAGCGTACTCCTCCCGGGTGAGGATGGCCTCGTCGTACTGCCAGAGCTGGATGGACTCCCCTGTGGTAGCGTTGGCCTCGGTGACGGTGGTGATATTACGACGCAGATACACCTTGTCCGGGCTCGACGTGAGATCGAGCTCCTCCGGGCGCGTCTGCTGGGAGCCCCTGACGGTTTTGTAGATCAATTCCATTGTTTAGCCTCCTTTGATGGTTGCTGATTATTTTCTTTAGCCTCTTGATATTCACATACGGCTTGACCCACTCCAGATACATCGCGTAGGTGTTGGTGTGGTCAATCCAGCCCATATATGAGAGCATCCCGGCAGCCTCCACCCAGTTGATCCGGTGAGCTGCTCCGATCCGGGCTGCTTTGCGTGTGGCACTGATCATAATTGATTTACGGAGGACGGTCCGGTCTCGATGGAACTCGAAGCCCATAAAATCCAGAGCCCTCCCGTGGGTCATTCTGACCGTTTCCGCTTTGGCGCCGTACTTCTCCAGGTACTCGTCCATGACGGCCTCGTTCCTGGCGTTGGCTTTGAGGAAGATCTTCCGGCGGTCCTTGTACATTTTCAGCTGATGCTTCACCGGCAGCGCGTCATGAAGGGCGTACAGATCGCCCAGCTTTTCGCACTCGATGGCGTACTCGGTCGTGACGTATTCCATCCGGAACACTTGCCAGTTCTTCTTCATCTCCAGGCGGAAGTTGTTCCACAAATAGAAGTCGATGGCCTCCATGGCGGCGTGGATGGTCTTCTTGTTGGATCCGAAGATCACGATGTCGTCCATGTACCGCGCCATGTGGGAGACGTGCAGCTCCTCCATGATGAAATGGTCGAGCGGCTGCAATAGGAAGTTGCTGAACCACTGGCTCGTGTAGAAGCCCAGCGGGAGCCCCTCCTCCACGCCCTCGATGATCAGATCGCAGAGGTCGCGGATCTTCCCCGGCCGTATTTTCTTATGGATCCAGGCCTTCAGCAGCTCGTGGTCGACACTTTGGAAGAAGTGCCGGATGTCCAGCTTGCCGATGATCCTGGTGTTCTTTTCATCGTGCCGCAGCCACTTCTCGACGTAGCGCTTCCCGTAGTGCGCCCCGCGTCCTGGGATGGAGCCGAGCACGAAGGCGCCCATGCCGTGCATGATGCAGGGATGGAGAGCCTGGACAGCGACGTGGTGCATGATCTGCTCCGGGAAGTAGTCCGGCTTGATGATCTGCCTCTCTTTGTGGGGTCCGTTTTCGTTGATGACGATGGCCTCGTGGTGTCTGGGGTTGTAGTTGCGCTCCTCGATCACGACCTGGAGCGTGGCGATGGTCTCCTCCATCTTGGCCAGCCTGCGCTGGACGTCCTTCCTGGACCTCTTTCTCTTTGATGCGTTAAGCATGGCCCTCTCGATGCTTCCGGAGGAAGCTGCGGCCGTGTCGTCAATACGGAAACTTTTCATAACAAGGTTGTCTTCTTTCTTATCGCCTCACCGGCTGCGGGCCTGCTGCTTACTGGCCGGTGCCTTGTCTTGGCTTTATTTCCACTGCTGGTAGATCTATTTCAAGATCCTGGGGTGTAGGACCCGGGCGGGCTGGTTCATTGGGATGTAGACAAGATAGCGCGGCGCCGATGTTCCAGTTCGTATTGGACACGGCATTGTTCAAATTCAAAGCAAATGCTCCGACTTTCATACCATTGTTGCAGTTGCCACCCACGAGTGAAACAGCAGGACGCCTAAAGCGCCCGCCCGGGCCCCTGGTAATGATCAGTTCACGCCGTTACCGGGGGGAGGGCCCCCGGACCCCCCGAGTCCGCGGCTACGCCGCGGACAAAGGCTGTTCACAAGAAAGCGCGGCGCCGATGCTCCAGCTCGTATCGGACACGGCAGCGTTCAAATCCAAAGCAAAAGCTCCGACCCGCATACCAGAGCCGCAGCTGCCACCCACGAGCGCGTAGCACGAGGCAGCGAACCAGAGGCCGTCCGTGAAGTATGTGGTCTCGGAGCCGCTCGCGGTCTGAGGGATCAGGCCGTTCGCGGTCATCTTGGCCGCGCTGATATATCCGCCGGAAGTACCGCCGGGCGTGATGCCGGTCGCAGTGTAGCCGGTGCCTGCGGTGTTGTAGGGCGGGGTTGTTTTCACGAGGATCTGCTTGTTGGCGTCAGTCACGCAGCCCCTGATGCGGTTCCAGGCGTCGCCGTAGTAGTTCTCGATGTGGAACACTTTCATGGCCACGTTGCCGCTGGTGCCATAGAAGGCGCCCTTGTCGGAGATCGTGCCGGTCTTCAGCAGATGGCTGGCCTGGGAGCCGCCGGTGTAGTGGCCATAGCCAAACACGGCCTGAGTGTTCAGGCTCTTGCCCATCAGGATCAGCAGCATATTGATCATGTTGATCTGGCTCCAGGTCTGAGTGCCCCAGAGGCTGCCGTTGTTGGCTGCGTAGGTGATCTCGTTGGCGCCGGTCTGGCTGGTGGTAGGAGCGACGCCCTTGATGGAGCGGATCTTGGAGCTGATGGTGGAGCCCTCGAAGGCTGCCATCCAGATGTAGTCCATGATGCTGCCGTCCTCACGGGTGTGAGCATAGGCGTGGAAGTCCTCGTCCAGCTGGATGTTGCAGATCTGCACCTTCATGACGTTGCCGCTCTCGGAGGCCTTGATCCAGACGGTGTCGAAGCGGACCATGGCGTTGCCGTCGTAGGCGCTGTTGCTGACGTCAGAGGCAGAGCCGTCCAGCTTCTTCGTGTAGTCGTTGTCGTCCAGCTGGTAGTCAGGAGTGCCGTCGCTCTTTACCATCCAGACGTGGTTGTTCTGGCGGAAGAACACGTCCTCGGTCCAGCTGCCGGGGTCGAAGGCGCCGGTGGACAAATTCACGGCGG